AGAGTTGGAGCAATCTTATAATCGCTCTAAGTCTCCCTCACTTCCCAAGATTACTACGGAAGATGAAGATGAAGATGATGCACTTTCATATTTTCAGCGTCTTGCTGAAGATTGATTATTGATATAGTCTAATATTATCACCACGCTTGAGGTTCTCGGTAACAAACTGCTGAGAACCTCTTTTATATGGCATGAGTTCGTCAAGGTCATTGAATACTATATTCAAGTATCTTGGTTTAAGAATAAAGATATTTCTTTTTTCCTCATTTAAATTAGTTTCGTATTCATAGTTTGTAATTTCTCTTACAAATTCTGTGGAAGGAATAAAAACGGGATATCCAAGTCCCGAATCCCAGTATTCATAGTAATATGCATTTCCAGAATTTAGAGAATTTTCTGGTATTGTATAGATGACTTGTTCTTTTCCAGATGTTGATATTACTGGTTCAGATATGATTGGTTCTTGAATAAGTTCATAAGTAAACCCATTTTCAATAACTGATGTGATAGTAAATTTTCCATTATATTCTATCTCCGAAACTCCATCAATTGTAACTTGATCTCCTACAGACGCTGGAACATTATTAGTTGTAGAAACGGTTACTGTTTTTCCAGATGCACTTATATCAGAGATAATAGAATTTATAGCTTCTATAAAGTTTCCCTTCGTCTTCCATGTTGGTGAAATTTGAATTCCTCCTTTTAAAACAGTAATACTTAAAGAGTTTTTAATTTCTTCAGTCTCATAGTGATGAATGTTATAAAGATTGTCATAAGATCCATATTTTTCTAACATTACTTTATCAAAGATATTTTGATTAATTGGCCACTCTGATTGTATGTTTAGAATATTATTAGCAAGAAGAACAACCCAATCTAATGTTGAATCTCCATAAAATTTATTAGCAACATTATCAGGTCTTTCGTCACCAACGATTGAATACTTTTCAAAGAAAGATAGATTTCCAAAAATATCTTCTCTTAATTTTCCACGTTTGAATAAATTTTTAACAGGAATATACTCTGAGATGTATGTTTCTCCTGGATTTCTGGAGACATAATCGAAGTTTGGTACTTGTCTGAAATATGGTTTTGACATTTTAGTATCCTATTGGATGGTCTTTATAATCTACATCATAAATCGGTTCAAGTTCTTGGAATGATAATGACATTGTGTAAGAAACCATAGTACCGTCTGGGTATGTCATATAAGTTCCAAGAGGTGTGTACTCAACAGAACAAGATAGGAGGGCACATTCTTTAATTAGATTGATGCCTGGGTGGGTTTCATCTGGTCCATTATACTTATATTCAATAAAGAATGTATTGGGTGCCTTTAAGAATATTGCGGCACCTTCACTTTTTTTAACTGCCATATTCTTTTTAAAGAATTTAATTATCTTTTTGATATTTTCCCCTTCTGCCTTTTCTCTTGCTGCCATTTGAAATCTAAATTCAAACGGTCTTATTTGAGGACCTGAAAATAATAACTCCAAGTTTGGGTTTAATACAGTTCCAAATCTTGAGAGAAGATTTTGAGTACTAACTGCTTCTTGTGCAAGATAAGCTTTTAGTTCATTTTGATTATTTTTCATACCCTCCATAACTTTTTCTCCTGCGTCTGTAAATGCCTTCCCAAACTCTTTAGGATTTTTTGCATTCATAGCACTTAATGATGTGTTTAATGCAAGTCTTTCAATTTCATTTAAATTTCCACCGTGCCATTCGACACTATTATAATCTGATATAGATGCTTGAATTGGTAGAAAAACCGTACCAACAATTGTTTTACCAGTACTGTAAGTTGTTCTATTTTGAGAATTGATGGTTAAATCACTTATATTTCCACTGGGTTGATATTCTACTGCAGTAAATTTAATTCTATCCTGTTGAGTTGATTGCATTTTGAGAGGATAGATTAAAAACCCATCATCACTGGAAGTGGTTTGTGGTTGATTTGGTTTTTGCGTGGGAACACTTCCACCTTGGGCATCTGGTGTTTGTGCTGTCGATGCCTCATTTCCACTACCACCACCAGCTTGACTTAAACCAGATTGTTGTGTTGGGGTTGCCCCATTTGCACCAAAAAATGTCGTCTCAGTTGACCTAACTTGATTCTGTCGTATTTGATTTAATGATGATGTTGGGTTTGACAACAGTTGCTGCTCTTCTGCAGTTGCATTTGTAGTGTTTATTTCTGTGGCTACACCATCTTGTGTTGCACCATATCCAGCAATAGGTACTTCATTATTTCCTTGCGCATCTGTTCTAAACAGAGTTGAAGAAAAACTTCCATTTCCGTTATCAGTTACTTTTGTTCTGTAAAATTTACCGTTTAGTGTATTTACTCCACTGACTGCAGTTGTTGTCATTAGACACAGCGTTTTTACTTATTTAGACGGAATTTTCCATACTGCAATGAAACTAATTCATCTAATTCATTATATTTGATAACGTGAAGTTTTCCTGCAACTTCTTCCCAAGTATATTGTCTCGATTGTCTCCAGTGAAAGTTTAATCCTTTGAATCCCCATTTTTCTAAAGAAGTGCAAGCAATTAGTGGATGTTGGTCGTATTCAATATTTGGCGTCTTTGGATTATAAATGAATGTATAAAATTTTCCTGGTTCTGGGTATAACACCTCTTCTTTAAAAATATCCATAATCATTAACATAATTTCTTCTGGATCTTTACTACCAGACTCTTCTACTCTTTTTAAAAGTTCTTTGGTTCTTGCCGTACCTGTTCCTACATACTTACCAAAACCTTCTGCCATTACTTAATACCCAACTCTTCTTCTGTAATGACTTTAAACTCCAACATTCTATCTGCGCACCATTCTTTTGCGGCGGCCCACTTTGCTTGATTTACCGCATACGTTCTACATTCGTAAAGATATGATTTTGTCACTCTTGACTTTTGCTTTGGTGGAACAGTTTGTTTTTTTGGTTTTACTTCAATTACATAAGTTTTAACTTTACCAGATTGCTCTTTCACCTTAATCAAGTAATCCGGGAAGTATCGATGAACTTTTCCATCTACAGGAGACACATAACCAATACAAAACTCTTCCGATGCCCAAGATATAATGCTTGGGTTGTGGTCGCAATAATAACAGAATTTTCTTTCCCAACTGCTCCTGCAGATAATGTTATTTGCGTCACCTTTATATTTTTCTGGATACGATGGTTTGTAGATACTTTTAATACTCTCTGCCATTTCCAGTATACATAATATATTAGTACAAGTATTTATAAATGGCAGATCCATTAACTGGATTTCAATTAGCAGAAGAAGGAATAAATCTTGCTCCGGGTGTTCCAAGACCTTCAACTAACACAACATCTGGTAGCGGAACTAGTCCTGGAAATGGTTCTTCTTCCTCAACTTCAGGTTCCTCTGGACCAATACCAAGACCAGTTCCTAATTTTGAGGTAAAGCAGAAACTATTAAGACCTGCTCTAACTTCTCATTTCCAGTGCATTTTCAATCCCCCAAATGTACAAGAAATAAGAAGGTATTATATTGATGGTGCGCAGGGTAATGCTATTACTTTACTTTGTAGCGATGCATCATTGCCAGGTTCATCTGTTTTAACTAATGAAATGAATGACGATTATACTGGTGTCACTGAAAGACTAGGATATCGTAGACAGTATGATAATACTATGGACTTCACTTTTTATGTTGATCATGGGTCTGCAAATGGTGGATATAATACTATTAGATTATTTGAAGCGTGGATTAGATATGCTATGGGGGAAACGACGGAAGCACCAGACTCTAATTACTATTATAGAGTAAGATACCCCGATGAACCTGAAATTGGATATAGAACGGAAATGTTTATCCAGAAGTTTGAAAGAGATTTTTTGGGTAACTATTTGGAGTATGTTTTTGTTAGAGCATATCCAGTTGCAGTTGCTTCTATGCCAGTATCTTATAATGCTTCAGAATTATTAAAATGTACAGTTTCATTTACATTTAATCGTTATGTGTTGAGAAGTCGTCCAAATAGATTTGAGAGTAATTCTACCCAACCTTTAGGGCAACCGAGTTCTACGCCAATTCCAAACCAAAACTTTGAGGTGGATACCTTTGGTCAGGCAGGATTTAACTTAAATCAGAATCCCCTTACTTCTCCAATTCGAGGATTTAATCTGTAATTAAAATTTAATCAATTTAATTTTCTCAAATAAATAATATCACTGAAGTTTCTATAGGACATTATGCCTTTACCTAAGATTTCTACACCAACTTATGAACTTGAGTTGCCTTCAACTGGACAAACAATTAAGTATAGACCTTTTCTTGTTAAAGAAGAAAAACTTTTAGTTCTTGCATTAGAATCTGAAGATACAAAGCAAATTACTAATGCAATCAAAACGGTCATTAAAAACTGTATTGAGACAAAGGGGATTAAAGTAGAGACCCTCCCTACGTTTGATATTGAATATCTTTTCCTCAACATTCGTGGCAAGTCTGTTGGGGAAGAGATTGAAGTAAATATCATTTGTCCGGACGATGGACAGACTACTGTTCTCATTGCTATTAATGTTGATGATATTAACGTTCAAAAGAATCCAGAACATAATAACAAGATTAAACTTGATGATTCTATTATGATGGAAATGAAGTATCCTTCATTAGACCAATTTATTAAGAGCAACTTTGACCTTTCTGCAGATAATACCGTAGACCAATCTTTTGAATTGATTGCTTCATGTATTGGTAAAATTTTCACTGAAGAGGAAGTGTGGGTTGCGGAAGATGTAACTAAAAAAGAAATGATTGAGTTTTTAGACCAAATGAATACATCTCAATTCAAACAGATTGAGAAATTCTTTGAGACCATGCCTAAACTTTCTCATACAGTAAAGGTACTTAATCCAAAAACGAAAGTTGAAAGTGAAGTTGTTTTAGAAGGGTTATCAAGTTTTTTCGCGTAAGTATGTCGCATATGAACCTGGAAAGTTATTTCAGGTTGAATTTTTCCCTAATGCAGTATCATAAATATTCATTAACAGAAATTGAAAATATGATACCTTGGGAAAGAGACATTTATGTTGGACTTCTTAAGAATCATTTAGAGGAAGAAGAACTCAAACAACAACAGCAGCAAAATAGATAAAAATGGCCCCAGTATCCGAAAAAGTAGATGAAAGAATCCTAAGGTTACTGGGTCTTGAGTTTGTTTTTGACCTTGATTATGCGACCTATATAACGTTATTAAATGAGGCAATAGTTTCTGGTAAAAATAAACTACCTCAAGAAGAACTTGCTTTACTATCAAACGAAAAGAAAAGAATACGTAATAAGAAAGGTAGGTTTAAACCACAAAAGCAAAAAATAACTGCAGATAAATTTGCTACAACAAAGTTTTTAAAACCTACTGTTCAACCAATATCATCTCCTGTTGTACCTGCTCAAGTACAAACACCACCACAACCAATAAATTTATCACCACTTGAAGGTCCGCTTGAATCAATAAAAAGTACCTTACAAGAATTTTTAAAGTTTAGAAAGAGTTCTGAGGAACAAGAAAGAAGAAGTTATGAGGCAGCGAAAAGAGCAAAAAGAGAAGCGGTATTAGAAAATGTGCAGAAGGGAATGTCTGCAGTTTCAAATGCTGTTAAGACTTTTATATCACCATTCCAAGGAATTGTTGACCGTATATGGAGATTTATTTTCTTTACGTTGTTGGGAAATGCATTCAATCAACTAATAAATTGGTTCAGTGACCCAAACAATCAAAAGAAAGTAAAGACCCTCCAAAGGTTTTTAAAAGATTGGTGGCCTGCTCTCTTAGGTGCAGTAGTAATATTCTTCACTCCTTTTGGTAGATTTGTTAGAGGTGTTTTAAGAATTGTTGGTGGATTCACCGGAAAACTAGTTGGACTGATACCAAAAATTGGTGGTGCTATCAATTCACTTAGACGGGTTTTAATGAGAAACCCACTACTCGCTGGTTTGGCAGTTGGTGGTGCTGCAGTTGGTGCAACGATTGCTTATTTTAATCAACAGCAAGCAAAGGAAGAAGGAAACCAAGAAGTTGCTGAATCGCAACAACAAGTGCAGCAATTTTCTTCTGGGGGTTCTATCTTAAAATCTTTGTTTGGATTTAATCAGGCTCAGAGAAATCCATATGCGCAGATGTTTGGGTATGGTGGAATAACAAGTAATACTGGACAAGTAATAACTGGATTTGGTCCAGACACTCAACTCATTGCTGCACAACCCGGCGAAATAGTAATTAATAAGAAAACTGTTGATGCCGTAGGTTCAGATACACTCTTGAATTTGAATCGATACTATGGTGGTCCTGGAGCAAACCAACCAAAGATGGGAAGATTGTTTAATACTGGAGGAGAGGTTCCTAAGTATGGACAAAATTTAAAATATAGAAGTCCTATTCCTGGGTATCCAAATTATCAACAACCTAAGGATAAGTATGGGGAGTTTTATGCAAAGATTTATAGACTGGCAAAGGCATATGGAGATCCATTTCCAGAAGTAACCGCAGCACAAGCGGCAGAAGAAAGTGGATATGGGTCTAGTCATCTAGCCAAAAAAGCAAATAATTTATTTGGACAAGACGCTCCATCTGGTTCTCAGGGATACAAGTACATTGACCCTATTGAGAAAAAAGAACATAATGCAATGATGTTTAAATCCATTGCAGACTCTGTAGCATACAGAGTCAGAACTTGGAAAAAATATTATGGTGATGCTAAAACACCAGAACAAGCAATTATAAACATTTCAAAATCGGGTTATAATCCACACTCTTCTTATCCAACTAAAATTATTTCATTACTTCGTGAACAGGGGGTTGAGCCATCTTTACCTAGCCCTTTAAGAGTAACCTCTGTAACAAAACCAAAACCAAAAGAAGATAAAGAAAAACAAAAAGAACAGGTGCAAGGTCGTCCTTGGTATGATCCTTTTGGTTGGTTTGGTGGAGCTGCTGCAGTGCAAAAGAAACAAGGTGGTGGTATTTTTGATGTGACAGAAAAGACTGGATTGAAGATTCCCCCATCTTCTTTCTTTGGGGTTGATACTCAATTTGTTCCTCTTGCTCTTCAACCTGGAGAAAAGGGGTTTATACTTCCCAAAAAAGCAGTGGAGAAAGGTGCAGTTCCTGCATTTGAAAATTTACTTGCTAACATTGACCCCACTTCAAATTCTGCTAAAGGTCTTAATTATCGCGCTGATCCTAAAGTGCCAGAGATAAAACCACTATCTGGTGGAAAAAGTGAAGTTATGAATCTCCCCGACATTACCCAATCAGCATCATTACCTTCTGGTGGTAGGGGTGGTGGTGGTGGATCTCAAGTTCCGCCATTTTCTGCAATTTCTCCGAAGAGTTTGAGGACTATGAATCTTTCAATATATGGTGTTGTAGGAGCATAGTATGGCCATCGATCCTAAGAAACTACTACCCCCATCAAAAATAACATCATCTCTAGTTGCTCCCAACTTCACTGGTCTTTCTGTTAATAAACAATCCGTGGAAGTTAAGAAAGTAACAGAACTTTCGAAAAAATATAATGAACAGAATATCGATATAATGAGAAAATCTTTACTTGATGTAGATGCTCTCATAAAATCTGTTCTAACTGAAAGTAAAACTGCAGAGGAGAATAAAAGAAGAAGAAAAGAAAAAGAAGAATTTGAAGAAAGAGAGTCGCGGTTAGAACTTCCAAAAGAGCAAAAGAAATTTAGATTACCTCAAGTATCTCTTCCAGGAATGAGTTTCCTTGATAGAGTTAAGAGATTTTTATTATTTACTGGAATAGGTTGGTTATTCTCAAATTTCCAAAGTCAATTACCAAAACTTCTTGGAATTATAAAAATTATAACTCCAATTTATAGTGTAGTCAGTAATGTATTTAAGTTTATACTTTCTTCCGTTGTCAATTTTATTGAACGTGGATATGAAACTTATGATAAAATACGAGCACTAGTTAAGGGTGTGGGTGGTGAAAGAGCACAACAAGATTTTGATGCTCTATCTTCAAAGTTGAATGATTATATTAATTATATTTTAATTGGTGGGATGGCATTGACAGGTGCTATTACTGCATTTGCCACTAATGTAAGTAAGATTAGACCACCACAACCAAAACCAAGACCAACTCCAGTTGCGACAAGACCACCTGGAGTTGGTGGAACTGGCCCTGCCGCAGGTGCTGCAAAATCTGGTGGTAAGTTGGCACAAAGAGCATTAGCAAAAAATCTTATTAGGAC